ATGCCGTTGCCGCCTAAATGCCGTGAGTCGGACCGTATCCAACTATTCAGCGCGTCCACGCTTGGAACGGCTTCGATCGGCTCGCTCAAGCTGACACCCGCGGCATCGGCAAGTGGGTCCAGGTTTCACCGTTGCACACTGCCCATATGGCGTGGTGCGAGCGGCCGAACATCTTGCAGAGCGCTGAGTAAGGCACTCGCCCGGTCCAGCGAAGTTCACGCATCGTGATGACTTCCAATTCTGTGAGTTTCGCCGACCCCCATGTGCGCGACGGATCGCGCTGATCGGATCTGCGCTTACCGTGAGGCATCGGCTGGTGGGCGTGCTGGCAGTCTTTCCCGCAGTACTGACGCTGTGAGAAACGAGCCAACCCTTCGGCATACCGAGTTGTGATCTGCTTGCCACAGCAGACGCAGATCTTGATTGGATACACGGCCTTGGGACGCATTACTGCAGCGTCCTACTACTGCACGTCGTCGCTTGGATAGTTGTGCTGACGAGGCGGCACGTTAGGAAAGCCGTCGGCCAGCAATCCCACGAAGATTGCAGCGGCCGTGGCAAAGCAGACTATGGCGGCGACGATTCCGATCACGATGCCGACGTAGAGCAGGTCGATGAGAATGTGGATCGCGATAGCCCGCAACAGGCCACCGGCCCAAATGGCAGCGCACAGAATGAGTGCGGCTGCAGCAATCGCCAGCATTGCCATGCCGACAGTCCTGATCCGGGGCTGCAGCAGCAAGAACTTGTAGTCGTGCATGACCATGTGATCTCCCGTTAGTGTTTATCGCTACAACCTGACATTACTCATTTTTGGGTAATTCGTCAAATTTGATACATACCTAGTCAGCCGGGCCTTTTCGCTGGCTCGGTCCGAGCGGTCTGTATCGATAAAACCATCACGACTTTTTCTGCGGTACCCAGGGCTTCGCCCGCATGGTCGTGACGCAACACTTTCGCCATGGAATCAGCCGGATCCGTGGCATTTGATCAGCGCGCGCCCGCCGATGAGCGGGCCGATGCGAACGCGCAACTGCAAAAAGCAGCGATGCCGCGCGCCCTCTCGGATTTGATTCCGAGCGCCGAAATCCAGCCAATCATTGATTGGATCAGGGCCGATCTAGAGGAACAGGACTTCAATAAGGCGCTGACGCGTCAGCAATTGATCCCGTATCCCAGTAAGGCCGTAGCCAGCCGCAAGCCTGGCATGCAGTCCGTCTACCTGGACGACATGCAGGTCAATGTGATGGGCGAGTGGTACGAACGCCCCGGCATGTTCGGCTTCGAGGGCATGCGAGCGATGGTCGACAGCACGCCTATCCTCAACGCAGTGATCATGACGCGGCAGCGGCAGATCCAACGTTTCTGCCGGCCGCAGGATCCGGATACGCCTGGATTCCAGATCAGGTTGAAGGATTCCAAGAAGACGCCAGACACCGAAGAGAAGAACGCCATCGACCTGATGCAGCAGTTCTTTCTCAACTGCGGCTGGGAAACAAAGCCGCGCACGCGCGCCAAGCTCAAGCGCGACAACTTCACGAACTTCATGAGCAAGCTCGTCCGCGACACGCTGACGATGGACTCGATGGCGATCGAGACGGAGTACAAACGCAATCGCGCCAATGGCATGGACGGCATCTACGCCGTCGACGGGGCAACGATCCGGCTCTGTACGGAGCAAGGCTACCAGGGCGATGACGAGATCTTCGCGCTGCAAGTGGTGCAGGGGAACATCCGCGCCATCTACACCTATGACGATCTGATCTACACGCCGCGCAACCCGCGCACGAACGTGCTGATCGGCGGGTATGGGATGGCTGAAACAGAGATCTTGATACGCGTCGTGACCGGCTTCCTCAACGCGTTCACCTACAACACCAAGTACTTCGATAGCAACGCGATACCGAAGGGGTTGCTGCACCTTTCCGGCGACTACGCCACCAAGGACCTCGACGCGTTCAAGCGATATTGGAACGCGATGGTGAAAGGCGTCAACAACGCCTGGACGCTGCCCGTGATGGTGTCAAAGGACCAGGAGTCCAAGGCCAGCTTCGAGAAGTTCGGCGTCGAAGTCGACGAGATGATGTTTGGACGCTGGATGACGTTCCTGGCGTCGCTGATCTGCGCGATCTACGGCATCGCGCCTGAAGAGATCAACTTCGAGTCCTTCGGTATGGGCAAGTCCTCGCTGAGCGGCGATGACACCGAGGAAAAAATAGCGAGCTCCAAAGACAAGGGCCTGCTTCCTTTGCTCGCGTATTTCGACAACACCTTCAGCGATTTTATTGTTTCCGACTGGGGCGACAAGTTCGAGTTCGAGTGGACTGGCCTCAAGGTCGAAGACAAAAAGCAAAGCTTCGAGGAAGTGAAGCTCTGCGGAACTGTGAATGAGTTGCGCGCAAGCCGCGGCGAAGAACGGATCAAGGAAGCGTGGGGCGATGCTCCGCTGAATCCTGCTCTGATCGCTGTTTGGCAAGCCGAGCAACAAGCGAAGAACGAAGACTACGGGCAGCCTGGCGATGACAACAAACCAGGCGCACCGGCGGGAGGCGATTTCGGCGATCCGGATGACGAGCAAACCGATGATGACGAGGACCTCGACGATAAAGAGGACCTCGGCAAGGCCTTCGGAATGCCTGTCTTTCAGATCGGTGTGTAACCTCCACCGGAGACAGCAATGGCCTCTTTGATCTATGACAGTTATTTCGATGATTTGAACAAGGGGAACATTGTCCCCAACACGGATTCCTTCAAGGGCATGCTCGTCACCGCGAGCTACACGCCCAACAAGGGCACGCATGCGAAGCGCAACGACATCACCAACGAAGTGACGGGCACCGGCTACACCGCCGGCGGGACCGCGGTCACCCTGTCGGTATCGTTGGACACGACCAACCACCGCGCCGATGTGACTGCCACCGGCCCAAGTTGGGCCAGCTCGACGATCACCGCGCGCGCGTTGGTGGTCTACAAGTCCCGGGGCGGCGCTTCCAGCGCAGACAACCTGGTTTGCTACATCGACTTCGGTTCGGATGTCTCGAGCACGGGAGCGACCTTCCAGGTCACTGTCACCTCCCCGCTGCGCATCCAAAACTGATCGATTAGCACCGGTGGGTCAGGCGCGCCAATGGACTGGCGCGCCTCACTTTGGGAGGCGCTGAGGAGCAATCATGTATCTCGCAATCACGGCGATCAGTGACGCAGAGTTGTTGGCGCGCCGCACGCAACTCGATCAGGTAATTCAATCGAATCTCGCGGAGTTGACGCTGCTCAACCGTGAGAATGACAGGCGTGAGCGTGCTCGACACGAGGCGGCGCAAGCCGCTGTAATTGCGGCCGAGGGGAAGCCGGTTTGGGAGCGTGACTGCCCCACTGATGAGACACCGACTACCGATGCGCCGACTGGGTTTGCGTGTTCGGTGCCTGACGTTGTTGTAGCTGCCGGCGATGGCGTAGTCGTCCAAGCAGCGTAACTATGGCCAACCCGGTCAATCAGGTCACGTTCGGCATTCCGAGTTCGAGTTCGGACGGCAAGTTCTACTCGCGCTATCCACGCGGCGACAAGTCGTTCATTGGCGCAGCGAGCGGATCAATCGGCACGGTTGCGGCCGTCACGCCCGGCGGAAATGCATCGCAGACCACTTTCGGGCCAGCACACGACCTGACGACGCTGCCCGTCGAGGGTAGCGGCACTGAGTGGGTATCGTTCGGCCATGTGTTCCCGCAGGGCGAAGTGGTGTCGGCCGACAACGTGGTCATTACCGACAACGTCAATAACGTCGTGTCGACCATGCAAACCGACAAGCGTGCCAGCTATCCGGATGGCTCGCTCAAGCACGCAATCATACATGCGCAGTTGGTCGGCGGGCAGACCTACAAGATTCGCACGGGTACACCGCCGACCGGCACAGCGCTGACCACAGCCGCACTGTTGGCGGCCATCCTTGGCGATATCGCCCGCGTGACGCTCAGCAGCGGCATCAGCGGATCGGCAATCCTGAGGGATCTGATCAGCAGCGCCACGAACCGCGCCGCCGGCGGACTGCAGATACTCGAGCAGGGCCCGAAGATGCTGGGCCTGACGGTATCTCAGAATTTCGCCACCCACCTGAGGGTGACCTTCCA